TACTACAAAAGGACAACAAGTGTGTGCAGGTATTAACAACTTGTTTACAGAAGTTACTTGGTGGTATCCAACATCAGGATCAGATTTTAATAATAGATATGTAGTTTATAATTATGGTCAAACTAATATGCAAATACCAATGGGTAACTGGTACACAGGTGTTAATACAAATTCTATTAGAACAACTTGGATAGATTCATTAGTATATCCTAAACCATATGCAACCGCATACAACAGTTCTAATACAGGAACTTTTCCAGCTATTATTGGTGAAACAGGATTAGGTCAAAGCGTATTATTTGAACACGAAACAGGGACCGATCAAGTTAATCCAGATGGTAGTGTTACAACATTAACTTCTTTTGTTCAGTCTTATGATTTTTCTTTACAGACAGATCAAGGTGCAGCAGAATACTTTTTAGCTATGAGAAGATTTTTACCTAACTTTAAAATTTTACAAGGTAATGCAAGTGTTACAATATCTGTGGCTGACTATCCTGCAGATCCAAATACAAATACAACATTAAGTCCTTTTACTGTTAACTCAACTACAACTAAAGTTGATACCAGAGCAAGAGGTAGATATGCAGCTTTAAAAATAGAAAACACAGGTGTGTCTGAATCATGGAGATTTGGTACATTTCAAGCAGACCTACAACCAGACGGGAGACGATAATGACAAAAGTAGTAGTAAGATTACCAGAACCTAAAAAAGAATATAGTGAAGACAATCAAAGACAAATTAACAGAGCGTTGGCTGCAATTATTGAACAATTAAACTCTACATACTTAACACAACAAAAAGAAGATCAAGAACGATTTACTTGGTTAGGACTAGGTTAATGGCAAATATATATAAGAACGAAAAAACAAGTTTAACAACTACAGATTTAACAACACTATATACAGTGCCATCAAACTCTAGAGCTATTGTTAAGTCTTTATTAATAACTGAAGATGCAGCAGGTTCAGCAGTTGTTAAAGTAACATTAGTAGATGCAGCTGCAGCTGTTTTCGTAGTAGATAATAATGTTAGTTTAGCTGCTAATGAAAAAGAACAAGTGTTAACAGAACCTTTGATTATGAAAGAAAGTGAAGCATTGAAAGTACAAGCAAGTAGTGGTGCAACAGATGTTATTGCATCTATATTAGAAATTAACAGGGAGGATAAATAATGCCGTTTATAGAAACAGAAGCTTCTGTTAGGTATGAAACAATTAATGGTAAAAGAGTACCAGTAATTACACCTAAA